ATCATAACTATAATGATTGAAAAGTGAAAGTTGTTTAAAAAGAAAACCCCCACCAATTAAAGTGAGGGCTTCTTATTTACGAGTAGGTTTTATTATCCTATGAATCCAACAAGTAATGCTGCAATGATATCAGCATCTACTTCTTTTGCAAGGTATGGGTTTTCTGCAATCAACGTAACAGAATATTTAGAACCGTCTGCTTTCATTGTTCCTGAACCTTCGCCCGTTGCACTTACTTGCGCAAATGGGAAGTACCAATATTTACCGTTTGCATCTTTTGCAATTACCGATAAATCTCTTTGACCTTCTCCTAAGATTTTAATAGCACGAGATACTAACGCTTCTCTACGTGAGAACATCAAGTTAATAGTTCCCGTAACAAAAGACGAACCGTTAACTAAGTCAATCGCGCTTTCTTCTGTGTAGTTTCCTGTATTTCTACGGAACTCAAATACTTCGTAAGGTGCAGAAGCAGTAATAGCATCAATAGTCCATGTCGCATCCGTTTCTGTAATTGCAGTAATGTTTGCTTGGTCGTTAATGTATAATGCCGTTATCCCTCCTAAGTTTCCATCGCATCCTTTTGCAATGCTTTCTAGTGTTGTACAAGCCATATTTTTTTATATTAAAAAAGGGCGGTGTATATTGCACCACCCTTCTTAGTTAGTATTAGTTCTTATTAAGAGTAAAGAACGATTTCCGTAGGGTTCGTATAAGCAAAACCAACTTTCAAGTTTGCACGTGTACGTAAGTACGGCTCAGCAACTGAATCATTCAAGTTAACCGCTTTCAATGCTCTTGAATCTCCCTCTGCATCGAATGCGTAGATAAGGTTGTTTTTCAAAGTAAGAACCGCAGTATCGTTTGGCATACCCTCAGCAACTACGATTTTAATTCCTAAGAAAGTTAAAGCTAATGGAAGTGTAACGTATGTTTGAGTGTTACCCGTTGCAGCAGCTAATTCATAAGCAGTAGCAATGTTAGAAGAAACGTAGAAACGTAAGTCTGCTTTTTTACGTTTGATTGATGCAGGTGCAGCATTCAAGATAGCAGTCAATTGAGCGATAACGTTTGAAGAAGTAATAGCAACATTTGCAACATCTACAACTCCAGCGTCAGCTAATAACTTTTTGATGTAACCATCACACAAAGCTAAAGTATCGTCTGCACTTCCTGTGTCTCCTTGCCAACGAATCAACTCTAAATCTTCTTGGATTTGCATTGACATTTCGTTCCAATAGTAGTTCATGAATGAAGCAACTGTAAAGTCTCCATTTGAACCTTGAGCCATTTGTAATGACAAGAATGATTGTTCTAAGTCAAATTGACAAAGTTGAGCCATTGCAGACAAAGGACATACTGTGATGTCAATTGCATCTAGGTTATCTGTAGGTGCTGAGAAGTTACAAGTAGATGCTTGTAAGATGTTTCCGAAAGTAACGTTTGCTAATTTCGTTTCTGATTTGATACCCGGCAAAGTACGATAGTTATCTACTAAGTCCTCAGTAAGGTAAGCACGAGAATAAAACTCGTTAGGGTTAGGACACAACAAAGCATTTGTTTCAATGTCCAAGTTAAATTTAAGATTTCTTTCCATTTTTGTTATTTTTTAAATGTTTCTCTGAACGCTGTGAATCGCTCATTTACTGATAATTTGCGCATTGCAATTTCTTCTTCCACTTCCACCTCTTCTACAATAGGCATCATGTTTTTTAATTCTGCTATCAACTGCAATACTTCGTTGATTCGCTCGTCTAAGATTGGTGTAACGATAGCCAAAACTGCTTCAGCGTCTGCGGTAGCATCAACTGCCATTGCCACTTCTTCTTCTACAACTTCTTCTTCGGTTACTACCTCTTCTTCTGTTTCGGTTGCCATTGTCACTTCTTCTTCGACTACTGCCTCTTCAGTTGACATTGCTTCCTCAACAGGTGCATCTTTCACTTCAACAATCTCGCCATCTGTTACAATGTAGATTTTGCCTTCGATTAGATGTTCTCCATCGGGTAACTTCATACTATATTTGGTTTTTAATTGCGATAATTTAAGACCCAAGAATCCTTCGATACTGAAGCCTACTTGACCTTTTTTAACTAGTTGCTCATAGTACTTTGAATCAGTTACTTGAGCCGTTAGCATCAATGTCCCTTTAGGTACTTCAATACCATAAGATGTAAACGCTTTATCTACTTTAGGATTTTCAACTAGCCACGCTTCAAGAATGTAAGCGGGTACTGTTTCCCCAGCGTCATGCTCTAAGTTAAAAAGGTCTTTATTGTTTAGGTTCTGCATAAAGTCTGAGAATATATTTTCAATCTCAGCTTCTGTAAATTGTACGTAGTACTCTTCTCCATCGTCATTTCTGTAGATATCCATTGGAATCATGGCGGGTGCAACGATTCTCATCTTAGGCTCATCCTTAAACTCAAACGCTTGACTACTAGAAAATGCCATACCTTTAACCATAATCGCAGGCTTAGCAGTGAATGCTACTTGCTCTATTCCTAAAGCGTTGCCCTCAGAATATTCCTCGTCAATAGTGATTTTATAAATAGGTAAATCATTTGCCATAACAATAATGAAAACTATTTGTCAAGTGTTCAAAAATTTGTATATTTGAAAAAAAATTACTATGGTAGAAATTAGAGGTTATCAAATTAATAACGACATCGCAGAGTTGACGCTTGACGAATTCGAGAAAGTAAGTAAGATTTTAAACGATGAAGAACTAGACAAATTTGAAAAATGGGCGGATGTGTTTATCTTCTTGGGCGTTCCATCTTCTGAGGTTAACGACATGGAGTTTCAAGAATTCATTGATTACGTGAAATTGTTTAACGATACGCAAGCAATCAACGATATCGAAATGACTCAAGAATTTGAATTGGATGGCTACACATACCGAGCGTATGAGGATGAGTTTAAACTGAAAGTTCGTGATTTGAAAATGATTGAGAAAGCAATGGGTAAAGACAATACAAACTACTTTGCTCGTTTAATGGCAATCATATTTAAGCGTACCGATTTAACCAATGCTGAACACTACGAAAACGCACATCTTAAACACAAAGAAAAGTTGTTTAAAGATTTGAGTGCTACGTTGGTCGTGCCTTACGTTGTTGCAGTATCTCGTAAATTAATATCTCAAAATGAAGTTACCGAAGTCGTGGAATGATGTTACGGTAGCACAGTACATTGAAGCTAAGAAATCAGTAAACATTGATTCTAACTTTGAAAGTCAGCTTGAACTCTTAGGGGTTCTTGCTGATGTACCTACCGAAGATTTGGAAGATTTAGAACTTGATGAATTTAGTGCGCTCCTTGCTAAGATTTCTTTCGTGCAATCTGAGCCTAACAAAATGCCAGCACAATCAATCCTTGAATATCAACTCAAACCACTAAACAAAATCAAGGTAGAGGAGTTTTTAGATTTAGAGTACTACGTTACTAAAGACTATATCGAATACCTACCGATTATTTGCGCTATCCTTTACAAGCAAACACGAATAGATGAGTGGAAGCATTTATCTTATGAGCCACACGAGTACGATTTAGAAGAACGCTCTAAAGAATTTCTAAACCTATCAATTAATTCTGTTTACGGTGTAATTACGGCCTATTTACAATGGCGAGAAAACTTTCTAAACACTTACTCAAATCTATTTGACGAACCGATTACAGAAGAGGATTTACAAGAAGTCGAACCCGAAGACCGTAAAGAACTAGAAGCCGAAATGCAAATGTCAAAATGGGCTTGGGAAAAAACTATCTACATACTAGCAAACGAAGATATCACAAACATGGAAAAGGTATTAGGCATGAATTTAATCTTTGCCTTTAATATGCTATCCATGAAGAAAGACACAGAAAGTTAATTCTGAATATTTCGTTTTGGTAGTTTGTAAGGTAGTGCTTGCTCATCAATCCAATTAAAGTTAACAAATACTTTAGGGTTGTTTAAGATTCTCGCCATTTCTAAAAGTGGGTATTTCTCAAACTGCCATTGTATATATTCTTGGACTATCTCACTAATAATATTTTGCACTTTTGAACTAGCTAGCCAAGCATCCGTTATATTGTACGAATCAATATAAATAGTTCCCTCATCTAAAAAGAAATAATAGTACAAAGCGTTGACAGTTATATCAATTCTATTGAACTCGTCTCCTGTCATTGCAGATATTCGTATCGAATCGTACAACGCTCCCGTATCAACTAAACCAAGTTTCCTTACTTCTTGTTGTAAAGCCTTAGCAAGTTTGTTTCTTGTTGCGTATTTTACCTTGAATGTAGCCATTATAAAGATGCTGATTCTTTAATTCTATTGATATTGTTTTGAGTGCTTGTTATCTCGGTCTCAGATACGACTGCCGTTACTGTGATGTTATTGCTATTCGGTTGTCCGCTTGCATTGATTGTGTTAGCGTTGCCCGCACTACCAAACATATTAAACTGAGGTTGCATCGCTTCGGCATTTGTACCACCACCACTTGCACCACCACCACCGCCTGAACTACCACCACTTACAGATGCACTAGGATTTGATAGTAACGCTTTAGCCTTTGCGATGTTTGTAATGATTTGAATAATACCCGAAGCATATTGAGCAAGTCCAGCACCCCCAAACGTTAATGAGTTTAAAGGGTTAGCTTGAGCAGTAGCAACTAACGCAGAGATAGCTTTAGCCGTATCAATTCCGATTTGAACTAACGCCATCGCCTTGTTCACTTTCTCAAGTTTCTTTTGGTCGTTTATGAATAGTTTACCAAGTTCTCCGATACCCTCTACCGTTTGACCTACAAAAGAGATTTTAGCATCTCTCAACGCTTGCTCTTTTTCAATCTCAGCAAGTCGGTAACGTTCATTGATTTCTGCTTGTTTCTTTTTCTCCTCTTCCGTTAAAGCATATGTCAAAGCAAAGTTATCTTTTGCTAGTAAATACTTGGCATCGTATTCTTCTTTAAGTTTAGCAAGTTCTCTACTTTGTTCAGTTCCTAAAGTTTCAGATGCTAGCTTTTGTTGTTCAGCTAATCTTAATTTTTCCTCTTCCTCAAGTTTCTTTTTTTCTTCTAGTACCTTTTGGTCGTGTGCTTTAATACTTGCTTGTAATTCATCCGCTTGTTTTTGATACAACTTTAACGCTTCAATTCGTTGTTGCTCAGCATACAATGCGTTAATTTTCAACTTTTCATTTGCGGTGTATTTCTCGTTGGCTTGAGTGTCAACAATCAAACGTTGATATTTAATCTTGTTTAGTTCTAATTCTTTGTTAATACCCTCCTCCATTTGCGCCACAGTCAAATCTCTAATCAAACGTTGTGCATCTAGTCTATCTTTTTGATATGCTTTATGGTCATCCGCTCGCTTTTTGTTTTCTTCTGCTGATTCTCTAGTTAGCTTTATTTCTTCAGCGTGTAGTTTCTCGTAGGTTTCTTCTGCATCTTTTGTAAGTGAAGTGTATGACTTACCCATTGTAGAATTGACATCCATCATGCTAGTCATTGCTTTCATCGCTTCATGATTCTTTTTAGCGTCAGCAAGATACATTTTATTTTTTTCTTGTCTTAAGGCGATTGTACTTTTACCCTCAGCTTCAAGCAACATTATTTTAATGTCCATATCTCTAGCGACTGCATCCATCGCTTCCTTCTCCTTCTTATAGCCCTCTAACGCTTTTGCAGTTCGTTCTTCTTGTGCGTAGTTTGTCAATCCAATCAAATCTAAAAACCATTTAATCGCATCAATCAAAGGTTGTAAAGCATCCTTAACCGCCTTGAAGATTTTACCTAACCATCCCATTTTATTGGCAAACCAAATGACCGCTGCAACTATCGCAGTAATAACAACAATCAAAAGAAAGATAGGGTTTGCTAGCAACTGTAAACCAAAAGTCATGAACGCTTTCCCTAACGTACCAACTACGGAAACAAGTCCTTTCAACTGTTGACCGATTGCTTTTGGAGAAATGGAAGTTAAAGTAGAGGAAAACATCTTAGCCGATTCCGCAGCACCTTCGAAATCCATGTCCATTAACTGTGATTTCATTAACCCGAAAGCGTTAGATGTTTGCTCAAACTTTGAACCACTAGCAAAGACAGCTACCTTTTCGTTTGCGTCTTTTAATCTGTCGCTAAGTTCTCCCGCTTTTTCTGCGAGTTCTGCCATTTGCTTGGGGTCAGTAGCACTTGCTAATTCTCCTTTTAACGCTCTTAACTCAGACTTGATTTGTCCTAGTCCGTTTAACTTTATTGGTATCTCTACGGGATTGTTTGCCATAACTATAATGTTATTCTAAAGGGTTTTGTTTGTTTATAGTTTGATTCTTAATTCGCCCGTTGGTGTTTTATAAATCGTACCGTTCAAAAGTCCTGCCGTTGTAGCGGCTGCTTCGTCTGCGTAAGTTGGTGTTGCAATCAATCTTACATTACCATTGTTTACCGTTAGCGCACCGCCACCAGCAGTATTTTCAATTACCATTGTAGTGTCAAGCGTACCGACATTGTTGTCAGAAACAAAACTATAACCCGTAGATGTTAAAATACCCGTTGCATCAAAACCGATTACACCATTTCTTAAAATCATTATATTACTATCTAAGTCATGAGTTCGATTGTCGGTAAACGTTAAGTCAGCATTTGCAAAGTTCTCGTTTACATTAGCGACATTCGTAGTGATACCGTTCTTCGTTACTACTTGATTGTCTCCAATTACTACCGCGTTACTTACTACCGAGTCGATTATGTTTCCTTTACCGTTTAGAACTATGTTACCCGTTGATGCATTTATTGTTAAACTGTTGTTTATTTCTCCTAGCACATCTGAGATAAATGGCTTTATTAAACTACTTGAGTTGTTAGGCTTGGCATCAATCTTACGTCTTATCTTAGGTAATACTAACTCGTCATCAATACTTAACAGTTCGACCTTTGTAGGTTCGTTTGAATTAGCATCGTAATCAATAACTTTGTTAATGTTCCAATAGCTTCTGTCTAAATAAATCTTGTCGTTTAGCTTTAGATTAGCGATGTCATGCGGATTCAAATTTAAGTAAACGATGTACAACTTACCGCCGTTAATTTGCGACATAGTTCTTCTCCAATACAAAGTACTGAGGTTGTTTAGTGTCGTGTTTTGGTACGATTGACTGAAGTAGTAATCACAAATCCCGAAGTTAAAATCTAAGTCTGGGTTTAATGGTTTATCGAAGTGGGTTGTGTATGGATATGAAGTGCAGGCCGTTCCCGTTGTACCGTAATCATAAATGTAAAATGTACCACAAGGATAGTTACCGCCATCGTACACAATTCTTGGTAACGTCTTAGGCTCAGTTCCGTTAATACCCATTACAATCGCACCGAATGAAGTATCTATAAATGGAGACGCTCCAAAGATTAAAGTCTTTTTGTCATCGTTCTTGATGTACTCGTTATCGAACACATACTTCACTTGTCCGTAAATCTCTGAAATGTTTTGAAGGTAGCCAGCGTTCAATACGTCTTTATCTTGAGCGTATGTTAATGTCAATGTTTTAGCAGTTACCTCTGGAAGAAATGCAATAACATGAGGTTTATCTTTGACTAGTTTCTTACTCCAATTCTTTACAACGCCTGTATCGTAAAATCTGTCTCTAGTCTTTAGTACAATCTTAGTCGGGTCAGTTTCGTCAGGTTGGCAAAAGATGTTAAACATCGTAAAGATTGACTTGATGAAATCCGATTGTTTAATTTGAACAGGTACGTACTGATTCATTACGATAGGAAACGAAAAAGCGATAGTGTCCGCACTTGGAAAAATCTCCATTCTAATAGAGTTGATTCTAACCGTTGGTAAAATGTTATAACCAAAATCCCAAAGCGGAGGACTTCCAAATCCATCAATTGAAAAGGTAACTAAATCTCCGATGTTAATATTTGAAGTAACACCTGAAATGGTTTTAACACCACTTGCAATAACATTCACACCACTTGGTAGGTTATCTCCTACTACAAAAGAAATAGTATCTATTGTTGCAGTACTATTACCGTTACCTTCAATTATAATACTTGGATTATATACACCATCTTGAGAGCATGAAATAGTTGAAAAGTCTGTATTGTCTAGTAGTATATCGTAGTCAACAGTAAATCTAAACTGAATTGAATTAGGAACGTTTAACGCGTACTCAGAAGTGTACGTTGATGTCGCAGGGTTATAAGCCGAGTTAGTGTCTTGTATCTCGGTGTCAATTATTAACTGGTCATTATAAACGTAATCGGTAGATGTTGTATTCTCAGCAATTATTTTTACCTCATCAATATATGAATCTGACAACGTAACCTTATCGCCATTGTAAGGCATTAACAATTTATTAAAGCCTATTGACACCGCTTCGTCAAATTGGTATTGATATCCAGCATTCGAAAAGATTCTATCTAGGTATGTCTTTAAATAAATCGCGGGCTTCAGCTCAGGCAACTGATAGATGTTATCCGATGACATAGGTAAAATATACTTATACCCATCCGTTACGTCATGCGCCCAACTTGCTACAACGTTAGCACTCGTGTAAGAGTGGTTTAAATCGCTGAAGTCTAAGTCTGTCAACATAGCGTTACCTATATCCGTAAACAAGTCTCCTACCGTATCTTTGACCGTTACAGTATAAACTACTTGCTCGTCATCGTTCATGCCGTTAGATATCTTCTCTACGTTTACCAATTGAAGGATAGCGTTGTCCAATATCAGTTCGTCATTTTGTACGATTTGACAAGGTTGCTTAACGTTTAGATTGTAGGTTAAACTTACAGCATTAACATCGAATAAGTGATTTAGAACTTCGTTATTGTGCTTCGTGCCTATTATCTTGATTGACTTAGAATAACTACCGCTCTTTGCTTGTACGTCTCTAATATCAGCTATTGAAAAGTTGATAGGTACTACTACCTCTTCCGATACCTCCAAATAGTTATCTATCCCTAGTAAATTGATTCGTGTTAATGTCATACGTTTATTGGTGTATCAACTGATAATTTAACTGTAATCGTTTTTCTAATCAAATTCTTGTTCTTCTGACGTTGTACCTCAAAGCTAGTTTCTTGAACTTGGCACGCAAAGTACTGCCCATCAATCTTAACAAACGTATAACCGCTAGTCAGCAACTCCTCAAAGTATACGCTTTCAGCATCCGTTAGCCAGTTGGTGTTTAGGGTAAAGTCTTTGCTTAGGTCTACATGATAAGTAGTGCGCCCACTATCCCAAGTATTAAAGTTAAACGTGTTTGTCGTTGTATTGACATCTCCGAATTTCTTATTGTAGTTCATTCGTTGAACTGTTCCCTTTTCAGTAGAACGTAATTGAAATGCATACGAACTAAAAGAGCCTAGCCTATCCAAGAACAAAACCTCGTAATCTTCAATTGAACACGTGCGATTCATGTACACGCGTACCTTCTCACTTAGTTGTATTCCGCTTGTGTTAGCTATCCAATACTCATACCAAACGGTAGTATCTTCAATCAAAGGTAAAGTACCAACGACCATCGTTAAAGCAGCCATTCCATTCGTACCCGCATTGACTTGTGTAAGTCCAACAGTCGAACCTACCGATACAGTTTTATAACCGATGTCGCCACTATCACTTTCAAAGTAGATACGCTTCGTTGTAGTGTTGAAGTCATTGAAGAACGTAGGGAATAAATCTTGACTAGGTGTTATCTTGAAGTCGTTAGGTTGGTTACTTAAAAACAATCCATTTCCATCCAAAGAGTAGTTACTAAAGTTCCAATTCTTGAAAGCTTGGATATCTAAAGCACCATTGAATACTATTTGATTGTTAAGTCTTGTTAGATTAGGAAATCTTGACCTACGATTATCTGAGTAGTATATCTTACCCGACAAAGCCAAACCGCTACCAATCCAAGGTAAAGACGTTGTTATCCAATAAGCACTAGGTACTGCAATAACTGAGAACTGACCTTCAAGCGCATCTCTAAAATCTCCAGGAGGAGAATCTAATACAACGCTGATTTGGTCGCCCACTACAAAAGGATGAGGTGTTACATTCGGTACTTGCCAAAAGCCCGTTTGACCTGAATTAAATATGAAGTCGGTAAATGTCCAAGCGACACGATACTCTTCCCCGAACTTAATGTCGTATTTCAAATAGTGGTTAGTAGCATTCTGTGAACTGACATCGAAAGGTTCGTTTGCACTTAGATAACTTTGTACGTCTCGTGATATGTTAATTTCTGCAAAGCCATCAATCGGTCTTGGAGCGTATCTCTTTTCAAATAGCTTCGTACTCGTTCCTGCTAGGTACACCTCAACGATGTAACGAAAGCCTAATTGATTAACATTGTTTGAACTGAGGTAATACATTACAGGGTTATAACCTGCTGTCATTCTTGGTGGTTGTGCTTCGATTGTAATTGCCATATCTATAATGATTAAATTCTCGTCAATGTTTAGAAGGCTATGTAGCCATCGTCGCTAAAGTACATCTCCTTGATAAACGTAGTAGCGTATCGTATCGCATCCATAGCGTCATCGAATAGCTTTACGGGTTCATCCGTTATTGTGTCGCCTATCTTTTTCCATTTGTAGTTATCGTACTCCTTCTTCATGCGTGGGTCATCTTGGCACATTACACCAAACGTCTTAACGTTGTCGATTCCTTTTTTAACTACCTTGTTAGCGTTGTTGACGTTGTAGCCAGCTATCTGCATCTCGGCTATAATCTCAGGTCGTGAGTAATCTGCTAAGATATCTATACTCTTATCAATACCTAGATTGTTAAATCGTTCGATGAGGTCGCTAGTAGTTAAGTAGGATTCATAAACAACGGGTTCGATGTAGATATCCTTCTCATGCCAATAGACACGTATTAATGCGGTAGGGTGGTTAAATCCAAAGTCAAGCCCGTAAACGTACTGCGTGAACTTGGAAGGACGATGTTGTACAAATGTCCAATTCGTGTAGATGTTTGACTTACTGACTGCCTTCTCTCCTAACGCATAGATTTGATATAACGCTTCATCTGTTCGTTTTAAATCTTCTATTTGTCGCTTGATTGATTCGGGTAGAAAAGGATTGTCTTTATACGTTGACTTGATTAGTACGCTTTCGGCTTCGGGTAGTTCATATAGCCATCCGCTACTTTCTGAGGGGTTGTAGTCAAAGATTAACTTCGATTCCGTTCTCATGTTCAACTGCTGAAAGTCATCAAACCACAACTCATTTGCTTCGTTACACCATCCTATGTCTCGTTTGCGCCCTCGTATCTTTTGCTCGTCATCTACTGAGAAGAACTCTACTATCGAACCGTTATCGAATCGGTATATGTTCTCGCTCATGTTATGGCTTGCTTTCTCGTATAGTTCCAAGTCTTTAAGCACCTCGAAGAAGTCACGCATTACCGTAGCACGTAAAGCTGGGAATGTCTTACGCACAATTGATACTACCTTATTCGGATTCTGCAAGCACCAAACGATAATCAACTGACAAAGCGAGTAAGTCTTGGATGAACGTGAACCACCTTGATTTATTATAAACCGCTTATCTGAGTTTAGAGCCTTGAAATTCTTATCAAATATTTTCGTTACTTGAATCTCCACCTACTATCGTTATCTTAATTTCGTTTAACTCTTTACCGTTACTTGTTACATCCGTTTTTTCGGTAAGGTTGTTTAGTCGTTGTGTAATGCTTGGATTGTAAATTGATGCCATGCCACCTTCGATTTGGTCTTGACGAATTGACCTCTTAATACGCGAGCAGATGCCCACGTAATCGTTATATCTATTATCTCTATTCTCGAAGTATTGATGTGAGCAACAAAGATTATCTTCACAGTAATTATAGAAGCCTTCCATCGTTAACGGTCGTTGTCTTTCTCTATAAACCATTTGTCCATCCTTACCTACATAGTCCTGTATTAAGATAGGGTTCTTTGCTACTGTCTTCTTATATGCTTCGAAGAGTTCCCACATTTGTTCGGGTGTCTCTATTGTTTTATGCTTTCCCATTTTCTATGTAGTTATAAGCGTCTATTAACTTGTTTAGTTGGTCTTGGTTTGTTATTATCTGTATAGGGTCTATCTTTACCCTTACGTTTTTCTTTTGTAGTATGTAATCTTCTACCGTTCTAATTAGTATTGCTATAATTTGGTAGCTGTTGTTCATTTTGTTGGAGTTCGTTTTTTTCTAGGTTTCTTTACTACCGGTTGTTCTACTCCTTCAAATGCTATTGGTTTGATTTCTACCTCATCCTCAAAAATATAATCGTAACCCATTTTTCTAATACGCTTCTCGTTCTTTGGTTGAATCTTATCTACTTCGATTCTGCGCTCTCCTAGTATTGGGTCGTAACTTACTAGCGTTTTACCCTTCCATTGTTCTTTAATCTTCATGTTCTTCTAATTGGTTTATAAGTGAACCTACTAAGTAAGTGATAATTCCTATACCTAGTATTTTATTTGTGTTTTCGTAGTTGTAAATTAACCCCATTGCATACCCTAAGAATAGAATGTAGGCTATCGTTAAAATGTACTTACTCATAGTTATAATGAATTTAGTTTACTGATGTTTTCAAACCTTCTGATGTCCTCTTTCATTTCTACAATAAGCAAATGAGCCGAAGCGGTGCTAATATTAAAGTGTTCAGCAATTTTTCTCGTGGTGCAGATACCTTTATCGTAGTACGCCTGAAAGAAATACAACTTTACTCTATCATTGATTTGACTTCGGTATATTTCAACTATGTTTTTCTGTTCGTTGTAGCGTAGTTCTTGTATTATCTTTTCAGCTAAGTCGGTATCTTCTATCTCTGGAATATAATCACTCTCTACTGAGTTGATAATCTCTTTTTTGCTCTCGCTATTCCAAAGTACTTCCGCTTTGATGGATTCAAACAATAACGCTTTTGCTTCGTACTGTTCGATTATTACACCTTTGTATTGAAGTGTTCGTAGATATGCGTTATTTATAACTGTGTCAGCGTCTAGTTTTGACTTTAAACGATGCAAGAAGTAGTTAGCGTATCTATTTACCTCTTTGTAGTTATGTTGGATATAGTTATCTAGTAGTGCTTTCATACCATTCCATAAAGTTCTTGTACCATATCTTTCTACGTACACTTGAGCAGAAGCATTCTTTATCTACCTCGTTTGTAATTCGTGTTTTTATAGCCTTGAGTCTGTTCAATGTAACTTTTGCCGTACGCGTTGATTCGTTGGCATCCTTTAGGCTTTCGATGTATTCTAGTTCATCTTGTCCAAACATAATTTTAAAAGATAAGCGGTTAATGAGGATAGGGTAGCAATAAAAAAGTCTCCACTAATAACTAATGAAGACCAAAAGGCAACGCACTTAATGCATCCAAGTGAACTGTGAAGTATCACTGTGTAGCGATTAATCGGTAACCTTGTAAATATGTAATCAAATGCAGTTTGAAGCGGTTCGAAGTTAGTAAACCACCAAGCAAAAGATACGAGTAAGAGTAATTCCATGATTAAATTTTAGTCAAATATACAATTAAATTCTAATCAACCAAATTTTAATCTCCTTCTTCGTTGTTTTGATAGTTATTTCTAATCGTGAAATTTTTATTTATCTTCTTTAATATTCTCCAATGTAGTTTTAATAACTCCGTTGCTCTTCGTTCTCTTGTTGCTTTCATATCATTTTCATTTAAATATTTTTGCATCGCTATATAATCTCGTTCATCCATCTTATTCTGATTTAAATTATTTACGCCATTAAAACGTATCTTAGCTTGGTGTTATAAGAAATATTTAAAAATCTTGACAACTTCCAACGCACCCGATAGCGTTACACCAATCGCAACCAATATGTTCCGTGTCTTTATCTTCAATTATTGGTTCGTCTTTAGCTTGTTCTGATTTAAAGGTTTTCTTGTAGTAATCTTCAGGAGTAGAACTTCCATCGTAAAATGCTCTAAAGCCATTTTCCCAAGAATCTTTTATTTGTTGCTCAAACATTTCTTTGGCTTTATCCTTCAACTTCAAATATTCATCAACCTTAATTGAAATGTTAATTGTTCCCATACTTACATTTTCCCAAGACTCCCCTTGCTGTTCAAGTTGGTCTATAAACCATTCTACTGCTGTTTGTTTTTCCATTCTTTCCATGTGTCAAAATCTTTTATTGCTTTCTTAAACTCTTTGAATAAGCCAATACATATTCCTAATGTAACTGTAATTCCTGCTATTAATCCTAGTATAAAATCCATGCTATTTTATTTTTTGTTTATAGGTTTCTATTATTTCTTTTAGTTCTTCGATTGTAAATTTACGTGTTTTTCTAGCTCGCTCTACAAGTGCTTCGTATTTTTCTTGTCCTAGCTTATCAATCAAATGACCTTGATACTCCAAAAGGTTACCGCTCAAGAACGTATTGCAATGCTCGCACTGTAGATGGCAGTTATCTTCGTCAAATCTTACGTTCCAATGATTGTTGGCGTTAAAAAAATGTCCAGCGTTCTCTTTTTTTGGTGGCTTTTGGCAACTGATGCAAACTTGATTCTTATCTCGTAATCGAATGTACTTGTTAAACGTTACTTGCGC